GTGTTCTTACCTGGTTACTAAGATGGTGTTTAACTAAATTAGATGGTAAGGAAGCATTAGAATATGAACAAGTACATATCATAGAGCAGTACATGTTTAGAATAATTCAATGTCAACCTTGTGTTGATAAAGGACAATGTCTTCATTGTGAATGTCATATTCCAGAAAAGATGTGGGTAAGGCATGATCATTGTTCTAATTCTAAATGGGGAGCATTTATGAATAAGGAAGATTGGGAAGCACATAAGAAAAAATATAATATAAAATTTAGAATAGATGGAATTTAATAATACTAATTATGATTTAGGTGTTATTACAAAAGGATCAAAACACGAAGTTAAATTTCCTTTTACAGGAAACAAGGATGAGATTGTGTCTGTTAGACCTGCGTGTTCTTGTACTGCAGATTGTCTTGTAGAAGATGATTGTATAGTTGCTGTTTATACAGAAGATAGTAAATTAGGAGGGAACTATAAAGATCAATATCCATCTGGGTATTATCCTTTTCAAAAAAACATTACTGTATACTTAAAGGACAATGAAGATCTTCAAATACAAACAGCAGCTGGAATAGTTTATAATCCTAATAAGAAATACCAAACTCTAACATTTACAGGTAAAGTACAACTATGAATTTAAAAGAGTATAATAAGAAAGAGATTGCACATTATGATCTTCATAAAAATGGCATAATCTGCCCTAAATGTGGAGAAGAACTTTATGATGCTGCTACTTCAGCTATACCAAGATCTTATCCACCTTTAATTGAAGTTGCTTGTACTGTTTGTGAATTTAAAGGAACAAGAATAGCATGAAGATAACAGCAGTACCAAAAGAAGAAAAGTTTGGAGAAGGATTTAGTTCATTTAAACTTTCTTTATCTGATTATCCAACTGAGGTACCATGTTGTTGTCATATTAACAATATAGATCTTATGTATATTGGGAATAAAGAGTTTAAGATTATTAATATAGGAGAGAACTATAGTGTAAAAACATCTCTTACTAATACTAATTTTAAAAAGGGAGATTTAGTAGTTCAGTATAATTGTGGATCTAGATGAAAATAACTGTAGAGAAAAGACCAAGATGTAAATCATGTGATTCAGATGATAATTTAAGATCCAATATACAATATGAATTAGATTTAGATCCAGTCATGGTTGATAATAGAATATGGTTTTGGAGAGGTAATACTGGATATTTTACTGATATAATTTTTAAAAAAATAGATAATGTATACATTTCAAAAAATGCTAGGTATAGGCTTAATGATGTTGATAACCCTAATAACATTATCAACTTGTGGTAAAGAAATAGACCCTCCTAGTGAATTACAGGAAGCAGCTTTTTTTCCAGCATGTGATAGGAGAGTTATTTGGGGGGATACATTGAGAGTAGTTAAGAATACTATTTCAACTGGAACTGTGAGAACAGGACCATATAAAGGTAAAAAATTTTGGCAAGCAATGTTATACTCTGGAAACTATATTGAACCAACTAAGTTTCAAAATAGTCCAAGTTCACATAGAGTTGTAATAGCAGATACTGCTAAAATTGAATATACATCATTATTTTTTATATCAAGATGACAAGAACAGAAGCTTTAAAATTAGCATTACAATATGCTAATTATATTCCAAAAGATCTTAATAACTCTGTCTTTGATTTTGCAGATATGATAGAAGCATATCCAAAAATGGCTAATAAAGTTATGACAGGATGGTCAGAAAATAAACAAGAAGAAAATGCAGAAAAACCATAAAAAAGTATAAAAATGAGTGTTTTAAAATTAGCATCAACACATCAAATAGGTTCAATCATAGATATAGACTTCGGAAATTCAAAATATTTGAAAAGTTGTGAAGTGGCAGCAGTAAAGTTTACAGGTTATGGTAAGGTATTGTATGATGTAAGAGTGCCTGTTGGATTTGGTGATCAATCAATTGTAATTGAAAATATTGATAGTGTATTAGTTACAGTACCTATTGATGAACCTGTTGCTTAAAAAAACATAAATGATTGTAGGAAATCCTGAACTTAATTTTTTTGATCAGAATCCTGAATTAAAATATATATCAGAGATTAAAAGGGCTGTTGCTGATTACTCTGATAAAGAAGCTTCAAAAATACTTTGGGCAATATATATGATTGAGGATCCAAACTCTAAATTATATAGAATACCAAAAGATAAAAGAATAGAAGAAGTTAGAAAAAATTATTATGAAATAGATTTAGATAAATTCAAAGAGCTTAGTAAAGCTTATAGTGGATTAATATCTATGTCCAAAGAGGAAAGAATGTTTAAAGTTCATGTTGACAAACTAGATGAACTTACTTCTTACTTACAGAATTTAACATTAAGTGCTCCTGATGAGTTTGAGAAGGCTTTGAAGATCTTAGAAAAACTTCCTAAGATATGGTCTGGTTTTGATACAGTTAAAACTAAACTAATTGAAAGTCATGAGAAAACAACATTGAGAGCAGGTGCAGTTGAGTCTGCTAGAGAAAAATCTCGTAAATGATAGAAGTACAGCTTTTAAACCTCTTAGTAGGAGAAATTGATTTTGGATTAAGAGGAGAACACATTCAGTTATTGAATGAAGATGATATAATTACTGCCACTGCATATCAAATAGTGTTAGGATTATTATTTGTTCAGATTAGACTTGTATTAGATATAAATCCAGTTGATGGAGATTAATGATCCAATATATAAAATAGGACAACTGGTTTGGTTAAATATTCCTGAAGAAGGTCCAAGAGGGTTAATCATTGATATAGTATATTATCCAGAAATTACTACCTGGAAATATGCTGTAAGATTTCCATCATTGGATGTAGAATGGTTAACAGAAATAGAACTTTCTAAAAAGAAAAGAATAGTATAAAACCTGTAAGGTTATTTCCAGAGCTATATAGCATTTCTGATTTTATAAATAAAGAATATCCAATACTGCATCCAGACACTGTTGAGTATGCTGAGTATTGGAAGCAAGAAGAAATTTTCTGTCTAGAGGGCAAGTGGGGACATGACTATTTAGACAATAAGGGAGGGTGGCGTTTTTGCCCACCTTCCCTTTACTTTTATGTCAACTACTGCATTATCTTAGATGAAGATGAAAAGGGAAAGAGTATTGATATTATACATCCTAAAATGAGAGATATAGAATGGATAATACATTATGCTTATTTAATTGCGTCAGGGTTTTCAGGATTTGTAGATGATGAAACTTACACTTGTAATAGATTAGTAAGTAAAATAGAAAAAGGTTTAGAATTAACACCTAAAGAAAATATTAATCTACAAAATGCAACTGCAGTAAAAAAACAAGATGGTACATATAAAAAGTATATAGATGCATTAGAATATTTAAAAAAGACTTTCCATAAACCTCTTGGTAAACCTATATATGATAATGAATTAAAATCTATATTTCTATTAACCAGTAGAGGATGTGGCAAAGACTTAGAAGAAAATACAATTGTATACAAAGAAACTGGAGAATGTAAAATTAAAGATATTAATATAGGAGATAAAATATATGGTAAGGATGGTAAATTAACAACTATTACAAATAAATTTAATTTTAATGATCAACTTCAATATAAAATTGAATTACAAGATGGTAGAGAAATTGAATGTGGCGGTGGACATTTATGGAATGTAAGAAGTCCTAGACTTAGTGATAAATTTAAAACATTAACTACTGAGTTTCTATATAATAATATAAATAAAAGAGTACGTACAGATAAAGTTAAATATAAAAATGAATCTTATTGGTTTATACCAAATAATGATCCAATAGAATATGATGAAAAACAATTACCAATAGATCCATATTTATTAGGATTATGGTTAGGAGATGGGTCCAAACATAGAGTTTCTATTACAACTGCTGATGATGAAATAGTAAATTATATTTATGAAACTGCAAAACATTATAATCATAAGGTAACTTTAAATTTTAATAAATACAAAACGTGCCCAACATATCATATAACAGAAGGAGTTGGTAAGCACAATAGAGAACTATTTAATGAATTTAAAAAATTAAATTTATTAAATAATAAACATATACCAGATATATATTTAAAATCATCTATAGATCAAAGGATAGAATTATTAAAGGGTTTAATGGATAGTGATGGTAGTAGTAATAGAGGTACTAATAATTGTGAATTTTCAAATTCTAATAAAAAATTAATTGATGACTTTGAAAAATTAGTTAGAAGTTTAGGCATATCATGTAAGATAAAAAACAGAATTACTACTTTTACATATAAAGAAGAATTAAAATATGGAAAAAGATCATATAGAGTACATTTAAGACCAGAATTTTGTCCATTTAAATTGCAGAGGAAAGTAGATTCATATGTTTATGATCCATCTAAACACAAAGTGAGAGGTTGTATTGGTATTAAATCTATAACCCCTACTACTATAAAACCTTCCGTATGTATATCAGTAAACAATAAAGACAATTTATTTATAGCGGGAAACCATATTGTTACACATAATAGTTATTGCGTAGCTGGTTTAATGGCACACATATATAATTTCTATGGAAAGAAATATTATGATGATAAATATTTAATATCTCCAGCACCTGCAGAGATATTAGTTGGTGCAGCTCAATCAGCAAAGTCAGCTGAATTAGTAAAGAAATTTTTAAACATACAAGAATATTTAAAGACCACCCCAGGAGCATGGGGAAAAGGTAAAGACTTTATTCCAGGTTATTTCTTCAATAACTCAATGGGTAAGTCTTCACCTAACAATGTTGACTCTCCTTATAGACATGAATATAAAGTACAAGAGGGAAAAATATGGGTTAATAAAGGTACTGGTACAAAATTATTACATGTAGCTTATGGTGATAATCCAGAAGCTGGAGTTGGATTTAGACCAAATATAATAATACTTGAAGAAGTAGGTTTATTTGATAACTTACTTCAAACTCATAATTCTAATGAGATGGCTCTTATTAGAAAAAATAGAACTGGTATAAATTTTTATTTAGGTACTGGTGGAGATGTAGAGAAGATAGTAGAATCTAAAATAATATTTGAAGATCCTGATGCATATGATTTTTTACCATTTGAAGATTTATGGGAACACAGATCTAAACCAATAGGATTATTTATTCCAGCTTATTATACAGATACATCTTTTAAAGATGAAAATGGTAACACAAATCTAGAATTAGCATTTCAACAAGAGTTAATAAATAGAAAAAAGAAAGAACAAGCATCTTCTTCTTCTGCTTTAGATGGTTATATGATGTCAAGACCATTAGTTCCTTCAGAAATGTTTTTATCTGCAACAGCTAATCTTTTTCCTTCAGCTAAATTGAGACAAAGAGAAGCTGAAATAGAAACTAGAAATTTATTTGATTTATATGCTTCTATAGGAGATTTAGAATGGGCAGATACTGAAAAGAAATCTGTTAAGTGGAAAGAAGATTTAACATCTACTAGAACTCACAGAGTTATACAGACAATGAATCTCGATCAGTATAAACATAATATTAATGGGGCAATAGTTATATATGAACATCCTCCTGCATTAATTCCTAATCCTACTTATAGAAAGTCACTTTATAAAATTGTATATGACCCTGTAAAAGATGATAATGGTGGAACATCATTAGCATCTGTACTTGTATATAAAGGTTTATCAGAAAATTGGAATGCTGGTATTCAAGATGGTATAGTAGCAGAATATATAGGAAGATATGATAAAGTAGATGATATGCATGATTTAGTATTAAAGATTGCTCACTACTATAATGCAACAGTTCTAGTTGAAAATAACATTCCTGGATTTATAAATTATTGTAAGATAAATGGATATGTACATAAGTTACAAATATCTCCTTATGAAGCAATATCAAAAGGAATGGTTACATTTTCTAGAAAATATGACTATGGAGTAACAATGTCAAAACAATTAAATACTCATTGTGAACAATTAATAAGACAGTGGTTACTTGAACCCTGGAAGAAAGAAGATGATAGACTTCTATTAAATTTAGATAAACTATATTCTCTAAGGATAATTAGAGAGTTGATAACATATGAAAGAGATAAAAACTTTGACCACGTTTCCTCTCTTAAACTTTTAGTTTTATGGTTATCTCAAGAAAGAGATGTAACATTTAAAGAAGAAGATATTCAAAATAAACAATATGATGATCTAAATAAGTACTTCAAAAAAGTAATTACCCCCACACAAAAAAATCCCTGGTTTTTATGAGAAAGATAGAATCTGATGTTCTCTCAAAGAGAATAAGTTGGAAGCAAAAGAAAGCAAATGACTTTGAATGGGCTAAACAATGTGTAGACTATGTAGATAGTTTATACTTACCATATAGAGATAGAAATAGATTAAGAAGATTGCAAATGAATTATGATCTATATAATGGTCATGGTGAAAAAGCAATGATGGATTATGGTAAATCTGAAAATGAAAGAATATTAGCAGAAGAAGGTATTATGTCTGGATACGAAGGTGTTCAGCATCATCCTATTATAGATCAGATTGCAAAGGCTTTAGTTGGAGAACAACAATTAAGACCATTTAATGCAATTGCCTTTGATTCTTCTGGATATACTCTCAATGATAAGAAAAGGAAGAAATTATCTTTATATCAAGATCATATACAGCAAACAATAGTTGAGCCAATGAAAGCTCAAGTTACACAACAGTATATGATGGAGATGGGGATTAAAGATCCTTACTCTCTTAGTCCAGAACAACAACAAGAATTTTCTAAAGAAGTTGATCAAAGAATAAAGTTTTCAACTCCAAAAGAGATTGAAGATTATATGAGGAAGGATTATAAATCTCCTCAAGAGATCCAGGCACAAAAACTTTTAGATTTTCTTTTGGATTATCTAGATTTAAAGTTTACTACAGATGAAGGATTTAAACATGCTGTAATTACCGGTGAGGAGATATATAGAGTTGGTATCAGACATAATATGCCATTTGTAGAATTAGTTGATCCAATGGGATTCTATAATATATCAAGACCTAATTCCTTCTTTATAGAAGATTCTATTGCTGCTAAATATGAACAATATGTTTTATTATCTGATGTTTATAATTGGCACGGAGACGA